CGTTACCTTCCACAACTTCGATACAGGGCCACCAATCATCGAGCTATCGAATGAGATGTGGAACTTCGGGTTCGCCATCAACGCCATCATGCACCAGACTGGCCTTGCCGAAGAGGTAGCCACGGAGAGTAGCCCAGGGGCAGGCGATGGCCGTCACGGTGGAGACTCTTACCCGGCGTGGAGGCAGAGTGGCTTCCGAGCCAAGCAAGTCATGGACATCATCGAAACTGTCTTCGATGCAGCAGGCAAGGATTTCTGTCCAGTCCTGTGTATGCAGACTGGCTACACGGGTCGCAACAAAAACACCTACGAGTGCAACTCGTCGGAGCCGTTTGACTCTGGCTCGACGGACATGACTGGTGACTTCTTCCCGACCTTCGGGTTCTCGGGTTACTTTGGTTCTTGGTTCACTGGCAGTGTGAACTGGATCTCTGGCGGCGCATTGAACACTACCAAAGGCGGACCAGGAAATGTCACCAACGGAGAGGATCAGTCACCCGACTTCACAGAAGGCTACGACTCCATTGAGTATGAGATTACGCAGTTCCACACAAACGGCGCAATCGGAGACACTTGGCAAAAGAACGCCGATCAGGTCTTTGTCCACTGGCCTGACAAAAGCATCGTTGCATACGAGGCTAACCACCACTGCGCCGGTTACGGGGGGAACAGCGGAACGCCAGAGCTTCTTGAGTTCGTCAACCAGTACCAATCGGACAGGTTCGCAGAGCTTCTACGATTGGCGCATGAGACTTGGTGCGGCATCTTCACGACAGCCGGAGGCAAAGTCCCTGGATGGTCGTGGTTTACTTTGACCGGGCCTTCTAACCCTGACGGGTACTGGTCGCTTTGCACCACTCTTGAAGATGCTGCTGCTGACTCCGATGGCTCCTTCAAACTACTAGACGCAGCACGGCTGGTGTCTGGTCAACACTCCTCCTTCCAACTCTAACTAAACAATGGCTACTAAAATCATTGATGAGGTCAACCGCTACCTTCATGTAGTGACGATCTCAAACCTTGCTAACGCTGAATGGTCAGACATCATCAACACTCACGGAGCAGTCTCTGTCTTCATCACTGTCTCAGGTGCTGATGTCGATATGTTCCTGCCTAGCTGGAACACTGGCACTGATCAATGGGAAACGGACGGCACTAACGCCCGTGACCTTGAGAATCTCATTGCTACTAATACTGCTGGTCAACTGAAGATGGCTGACGGCACGACTTACGCTGGATATGTTCCAGGCAATGTCATGCCTCCACGGATGCAGTTCTACAACGGCAATGCTTCAGCACGCTCTGTTGTGATCTACATCAGCTACCCGGTCCCATCGGCCTAGAATGTGCATGACTGCTCGTAAACTCTTCTCCCGGTTCCGAGACACTCGCCGGAATCGGACTAAATCCCTCAAAGATCCGTTCATTGGAGCCATGCTCCATGTAGATGATGCCGATCTAGACTCAGAATCCAGGAACCTACTGTTCAGTAAGTTCCAGGGATACCTGGATGGCAACGCTATGAAGTGGAATCAGCTACTTGCTGATGGTGCGCCCAACTACTCCACTTACGATTGGACTACTGCTGAGGCGATGCTGGCCTATGCGGAGCAGCACAGAGCAGTCACGATGCTCCATACACTGCTGTGGGCTAAACCGACCTTCTTCCCGGTCAACAAGGGCTATCCAATCGTTGATCAGGGGGAACGAATCGTAGCTAACCATGTTCACATCGACACTGTGGTTGGCTACTTCCGTGGTCGGTTCGACTACATCCAGGTCTGGAACGAACTCCTGAACAGTACAGGAGCAATCAAGACCTTTGAAGATGTGGATGACCTGACCTTTGCAGAGATTGGTCAGAATGTTCAGCGTGCAGCCCTCGTAGACACGAAAGCTATGATCGGCTTGAACGATTACAAGATTGATGACTACTCGTTGTACTCTGACAAGATTGATGCATATGTGGACCTAGCTAACTACTTGGTCAACAACGGCTACATTGAACGAGAACGACTCTTCATTGGCTCGCAGAGTCACATGGACTGTCTGATCAACTACTCTGAAGCTGGGATGCAACAAGGGTTTGAGCGATTGAATGAAGTATTTGGTCAAGTGCTGATTACTGAATGCGACTTCACGACATCTACTCTGCCTAACGGTACTACCGACATTCAACGACAGAAGGCTGCTGCCTTAGTAGCCTCTCGTCTCTTCCGTGCAGCTAAGAATGCAGGTGTCAAAGGCATCTGGTTCTGGGGACTCTCAGACAAATACTCTTGGCTCTACGAAAAGAACGGAAGTACCTATCCAACTGAACAGCCTTTACTGTTCGATGACAACAATCAACGAAAGTTGATTACCGGGAACATCTCTGTTCTTGGTCCTCAATACTCCTCTTGGTAACGGTGTTCATTTTCCTGTCCGTTCTTGACGCACAAACACCAGGAAATACAGATGCAGCCTTTTGGCTTACTGTGTCTTCTAGTCTTACTGCTTGCTTAATCCTTGTCTGTTGTTGGGTGATCAAGAGATTGATCTCCGATGTCAACAGGCTTACTGGCAGGATTGAAAAACTGGAGACGATCGCTCTGACTCAAGACGGTAACCTTACAGTCGAAGTCCTGAAACTCTCTCACCAACTCAAAATACTTGAAACTCGATTGAATGAACACACTCACCAAACTCAAACTCCACCTAGCTGATCCTCAGCACAGGTTCTCACGCGATGTCTTCATGGTTCTCATGGGAATGTTGCTGAGTGTCGTGATCTCGTGGTTCGTGTAATCCTGCTGTGCATGGCACTCTCTCTTGGAGGGTGTCAAGCAGGTCAGCCTCGACAACTTGCAGAAGAAGGTCTGGAAGCAGGCTTCATTGCTATGTGGGCTGTGGCTGGATCTACGCTTGGTCCCGTAGGGACTCTTGTAGGTGGGATGCTTGGTGCGCTCTGGATGGAGGCAACAGACTCCAACCTTGAGATCAAGCACCAAGAGAAACGCACAGACTCCCTGACCTACGCGCTGTTGACAGAGGATCCAGATGTACAGAAGTTCATCAACGACAATGCGAAAGCAGTAGCGAAGCCTTGGGTTCTCGGTGGGATGGGCCTGTTGGTCTTCATCTACATCATCACCCACCCAAGAAGGTTCTTCGGGTGGATCCTCAAACTCAAATCAAAGGTACAGACCATTGACAACGAAGAAAAGTCAGATGGACGACCTCCACGAGCTAGTCACGAAGACCCTGATCAACAGGGTGGCTGATGACGAATGTTCGACTGGAGATCTACTAGCCTCCATCAAGTTCTTGAAAGACAACGGAATCACTGTGGCCATCAAAGATGAGTCTCAGCTAGAGAAGTTGAAGAAGAAGGTCGAAGGCAAAGTCCTGCCATTCAACATTGAGCAGTCGGAAGCCCTTGGCTAATGAAGCACGCTGACGCAGAGGTTCCTAAAGAGCTTAGAGACTTTCGCAACTTCTTGTTTCTGATGTGGTCGTTCCTCGGTCTACCCGAGCCAACACCTGTTCAGTACGAGATTGCTGAGTATCTGCAACACGGTCCTAGACGACGAGTCATTGAAGCCTTCCGTGGAGCAGGTAAGTCCTATGAGACTTCTGCCTATGTTCTTTGGTGTCTCCTACTGAACCCTGATCTCAAGATCATGGTGGTGTCTGCGTCTAAGGAACGCGCACAAGCCTTCTCAACCTTCTGTAAGAGAGTGATGATGGAGTGGCCCATGCTCCAACACCTTGTCCCTGAACCAGGGGACGACAAACGCTTCAGCAATGTGGCGTTCGATGTGAGCCTCTGTGGACCAGACCACTCACCATCAGTCAAGTCAGTGGGAATCACTGGTCAGTTGACTGGCAGTCGTGCTGACATCATCGTGGCTGACGACATTGAGACACCAGAGAACTCAGAGACTCAACACAAGCAAGACAAGATTGCTGAGTTGGTGAAGGAGTTTGACTCGGTGATCAAACCAGGGGGCCACATCATCTACCTGGGGACTCCTCAGATTGAGGCCAGTCTGTACAACAAGCTTCCAGCTAGGGGCTGGGATCTCAAAGTGTGGCCAGCACGAGTTCCAAGACCAGGGACTGTGGAAGTCAAGTATGGCTCCAACCTTGCTCCCTCGATTGAAGCACAGATAGAAGACCCCTCTAGGATCTGGATGGGGACAGACCCTAAACGCTTCTCTGAAGAAGACCTCCTGGAGCGTGAACTGAGCTATGGACCTACCGGGTTTGCACTTCAGTTCCAACTAGACACCAGCCTCAGTGATGCTGATCGGTATCCCCTCAAACTCAGGGATCTGGTTGTCATGGACTTGGACCCTGAGTTAGCTCCAGGTCGAGTGATCTGGGCTTCTGGTCCTGGTCAGGAGATCAAAGATCTACCTGTGGTAGGTTTACCTGGAGACAGGTTCTTTGCACCCATGGAAGTCCTGGGGGAGTACGCCCCATACGATGGAATAGTGATGGCTGTGGACCCTTCAGGCAAGGGTAAGGATGAGACTAGCTGGTGTGTCATGGGACACAAGAGCGGATTCCTATATTTGCTTGATGTGGGTGGGTCCATGGATGGGTATAGCTCAGACACCCTTGGGAAGCTCGCTCAGGCTGCTAAGAAGTTTGGTGTCCGAGAGATCATCTGTGAGGAGAACTACGGAGGAGGAGCCTTTAGCTCGCTTCTCAAGAAGGCATTGGTGGACAATGGGTATCCAGTCACTGTGACTGATGTGAGACACACCAAAGCCAAGGAGGGAAGGATCCTGGATGCACTGGAACCAGTGTGGACCAACCACAGATTGATCGTCTCTAAGCAGGCAATCTTGGATGACCATCAGAGTGTCGAGTCTCCCGAATACCACTTGAACAAAGGGAGCTACCGATTCACTTGGCAGGCCACTCGGATGCAGCGTCTCAAAGGTGCAGTCAAACATGATGACCGATTGGATGCTGTGGCCATGGCTGCTGAGTATTGGGGGACCACCATGGTCATTGATGCCAAGCAGGTCATGGAGGAGAGACACCAGGAAGCTCTGAACAAAGAGCTGGATGTCTTCTATGACGAGATGGATGCCTCCCCACGGAAATCACGCATCTCATTGGGAAAGAACAATGGTCCATCATGGTTCTAAGTGTGGTTCTAGTGTTTGATTGAGATATGTGCTTGACACATATCTCAATCTTTACTTAGTATCTATCTAACAGGGTTTTAGAAGATTCTTTGATGATCCATTAGAGAAGAGATTGTTAAAAAGACTTTTAGCTAAGACATTGGTTATCAATACTTCTTAGTAAATATTTAGTATGTAAATACTAGAACTATTCGTCTGCTGTCTAATAATGGAAGCAGCAGGCCAAGAGTGACTCATAAGTGGGTTTAAGAGTTGCTCCTCTCTCAGAGAGTCAGGTTCTACCTCCAGAAACGATGCATAGACAGCTACTCCTAGAAATAGGGGTAGCTGTTTTTTCATGTCTCCCCGAACCTTTCTAGAACAGTCCCTAGAAGGACTACCTGAAAGATGACTGGTATATGCAAAACCGATTTTTGACCAGGTTAGTAAGTACCTATATATCGATAGTAATACTCACCTACGCCCCCGTACGCCCGCATCATGCGCGTGAATCACCGCACACATCATGCCCGTGAGTGATACAGGCAAGTCCAAGTGAGTGCCTGAGGCCCACGAATCCGCACAGATTGCACGCATCCATCCACCATCGTGCCTTTGCCTGAGCCTGTCTGCACTCGCTCTTGGGCCTGCTCAGGCTCCTGTTCGCTCAGGCTTGCGCTAGTGCCTGCTCCTGCTCGCTCAAGTGCCTAGCCGTGTGGCGAGTGCCTGAGTGCAGTGCGCTCGTAGCGAAGCTTCCTGAGCGTCGTGTGAGGATGCGCTCGCTCCGTCGAAGACGGCAACTAGGAAGTTGGGAAGCACCGAGATAGCGATTTGCTTAGGAAAATGTGGAAGAACTTACCGTAGGTAGTTTTGGCTGAGCCGTCGTAAGTGCCGTTTTGCCTCGCGACGCGCGAGATAGTGACGGCCTTGCTGAGTCGCTGATCCCGACGAAACTGGCTGTCCCTGGTTCCTGATCCGAACCTGTTGGATGACTCGCTCATCAGCTTATTGACAACACGACACACTCAACCGCCCTGAGGGGACTTCCACGGAAGATCAGCGCAAGCTGAGAACGGTTCAAACTCAAGTTGACGGCTCATTGTCCAGGTCAATCCCTGGAAGAGGCAACTTGGGAAAAGATCAGAAGCATACGATCATTGTGAAAGGTCCGAGCGAGTCTGTTCAAGGCTCCCTCGGATCTCATCTGGCTACTTGGCTATGCCAGATCTGAAGATCTCGCCAAAACCCTGTTTCTGGAGGAAACAAAATGTCTGATTGGAACCTGATCACAGTTGAAACTGAGATTCAATGTCGGAGGATTATCTCTTTTGGGATGCCCGACACTGATCCCTTCTTCTCTCACATGGGCTGTGACCTATGCGATTCCCTTCCCTGTGATGTCTACACGGTCGAGAACCTAGTGGATGATGAGGAAGGTGTCGAAAAGGATGGAGTCATGGATGAGATGGACATCTGCGGTATCTGTCTGAACTTCGTCCACAATGGCGAAGTGCCGGAGGGATGCGATGCATAGGTACATCCCTGCCTGTGGCGGAAGTGAAACCTGGACCGTCTACCGAGATGGGAATGAATACCTGTATGTTGTGGACATGACGACAGGTGACACAGGCTGGCTTAACAGAGCCGACATCATCCTGACCTATGAGCAGATGGTGGCCTGTGGCAACTTCTAAACCGTCGAAACACTGCTACGGCAGTGTCTGATGCCTTGAGCATGGCATCACTGAAGAGACTCGCTCAAACCCTGTTTCTGGAGGAAACAAAGATGCGAAAGATCACGAAAGAAGCTGCACGGGCTTTCACCTTGGGACGCAAGTTCAAGAAGGCCAACACTCAGGTATGCAGCGGCATGATGCTTCTGCACGGCAACCTGATTGCCGAGTGGGGCAAAGACAATGAACTGTTCATCTCTTGCGCTGGTTGGAACACTCCAACCACCAGAGAGAGAATCAACGGCCTGTTGACTCACTTGGGCTTTCCCTTTGCACTGTTCCAAAAGGATTTTGCACTGTTTGAGTCGAAGGACGGCAAGGAACTGGACCCTTCGGGATGGTTCTCTGTCTCCCTGGAAGGCGGATTCACTCAAGTGGCCCGATCTTAATAGCCGAAACACTGCTACGGCAGTGTCTAGTCGGGATTGTCTCCGACTACTGATGAGGCAGACACCTTGCACGACCCTGGAGGGTCAACAATGAACGAAACTCTACGCTTAATCCTCACACCAGACATGGCGGGAGATCACTCGCCGGAACACGCCGACAGCAAGCTTGTGCTTGACATGGATTCGGACTCTGTGAGTGTCCTGGTGCTGAACAGCATTCCAGCCATGATGAAGAGCCTTGAACTCTTCAAGGAGTTGATCGAGATCATCAACAGCCTGTCGGATCAGGAGACTGATGTTCTGCCTAACAAACTCAAGATGACTGCAATGCATATGGTCATGTTCAGTCTGCATCTCAAGCATGAACTGGACGAGATGCAACGAGCGTTGGCCAAGTGCTATGTGGATTCTTCCGATGAAGAATGACCGCGAAGATGATGGGGCAAACGATCAGGCACAAGATGTAGAACCCGCATACCTGTGGTGTCTCTACCTGTTGTGGTGGTTGATTATCCTGAGCATTGCAGTGTAAGCTTGGTCTGTCGCTGAGTTGAAAAGTTCGCTAGCACCAAGCTAGTAAGTCCCTCTTAACTATTGAAGGAGTCTACGACTTCAATAGATTAAGAGGGACAACCCAAAATCAACCACTGAAGTTGGCCGATCAGTGGAATCTCAAGGCTAAACCCACAATCGTCATTCACTGGAGGTGAATCAATGTATGCAGTCCTTCGCCATGTGCAGGACAATGAAAATCCCGAGAGGATGTACTTCATCCCTGCTCGGCAAGCACAGTTCAAGGATCTCAAGTCAGCGCAAGACTTTGCAATGGCTGAGAGTGTCCACTCTGACAATCCAGTTTTCGGCAAGCCCTTTGTCGGTTCTACGATTGTCGTCGAACACAGCAGTCGAGTAGCACCTTGGAATCATCCAACTTTTGGAGTTTCCAATGTGGACGGAGATGCTGACAGTGGCCGTGTGGCCATTGCTGGCAGTAACCGAACTCAAAAGTACCTTGCTCGCAAGGTCTTGAACCATCAAGGGATCTTCGTCAAGAAAACCAATGTTGGAAACATCGACTTCCAAGAAGTCAAGCAAGGTCTTTCCATCGGAGATGTTTGGGCGAGTCGAATCACCAACTACGGTGACTGGCCTTGGCCAATTTCCAAAGGAGAAGGTGCAGACTTCAAAGCACCGATCATGGATGACTTGAAGACGCTGATTCAGAAGCCGACTGTCAAGCAGGACGCTGATGAGGACGCATCACAGGCTCTGGACATCCTTGAGCAGCAGCATGGAATGTTTGGCAAGCAAGTTGCCGAAGCAATCCGCAAGCATCGGTCCAAGGATGGAGTGGATGAGACGCAAGTCAAAATCCTGGTGGACAAGTGGTCAGGCTCAGCAGTCGATGAGGCAGTTGCAACGAAGTTGCCTGCTGTTGTTGCTGAGCAAGTTGAAAAGGCTCTGGATGAAGCCGGAGCTAAGAAGATCACTGTCGTGACTCCCCAAGGAACGGAAGTTCCTGTGGGGCTGGTGCATGAGAAGTTCACTGAGTTGTTGAATCGAGTCCAGGTGATGCCAAACGCATTCCTGGTCGGTCCATCAGGCTCAGGTAAAACTCATGCTGCTGCTCAAGTAGCGAAAGCCCTTGACCGTGACTACGCTTCGATCTCATGCTCAGCGGGAATGTCTGAGGGGCAGTTGCTTGGCCGTCTCATCCCTTCGGGAGAAGGTGGCAAGTTTGAATACGCTCAGTCTGACTTCATCCGTCTCTACGAGAATGGTGGAGTGTTCCTGTTGGATGAGATGGATGCAGCAGATCCGAATGTGTTGATCGTGATTAACGACGCAGTGTCTGGTGGTCGAATCTCAGTGCCGAACAGGGTTGAAAAGCCCTTTGCTGAGCGTCACTCAAACTTCGTCCTGATCGCTGGTGCAAACACCACTGGCAACGGGCGAGATCGGATGTATGTAGGTCGAAACCAACTCGACAAGGCTACGCTTCGACGGTTCAAGATGAACCTGATTGAATGGGACTACTCACCAGCAGTCGAACAGGCATTGTGTCCTGATAGCGAACTGCGAAGTGAGTGGATCCGCATCCGCAAAAATGTGAAGGAGAAAGGCATTCGTCAAGTGGTGGACACTCAGTCCCTGCGAGATGCTTACCAGTTCCGAATCGCTCTGAAGTGGACGGTCAAGGACTGCGTTGAGCAGTTGATGATTGACTGGCCAAGGGAAGAGAAGACAGCCGCACTCGCATAGAGAGTGGCTACGCTCCCTTAGAGACATAGCTTTAGCGAAGTCTCTAAGGGAGCTAACAACCCAAAACTCGTAACCTGGAGGAAACGAAGATGACGCAAGAGATTGAACTTGACCTGTTATGGGACAGCCGACTAGCTGATCCAACAGGAGAGTATGAATGGCGGTCGATATGGTGCGATTCCTATGTAAGGAATGGTGCAACCCGTAGGAAGAATCACGGGCTGTCTACTGCCGTCTACATGAACACTGCCGCACTCGCTGACATCGACCGAGTTGGCAAGATGCTGGCTGAGCAGAGAGGACCGTGGAACTCTCAAGCCTATCAACATGGATGCATCGTTAGCGGGGGAGAGCCGTCTCTCGTCCTGCCTGATGCCCCTAGCGATTGGCAGTGGAACGACTGCCGACTTGCACTCAAGCAAGGTAGCCCGATCCTTGGGGACAAGATCCGTGAGTACAACCTACGGTTGATGGATCTCTCTGAGAACTGGCAACCGACAGGCATTGAGCGACATCGGATGTGGCTCGATGATGGTGACGAACTGAGTTACGACCGTCTGTATGGCGGACAGTGTGATACTGCATGGGAAGCCAGAAAGAGGCGGATCGGCAAGCTTGATCCTACTGTGACCGTTGTGGCCAACTTCGGTGGCAATGGTGGACGGTCAGAAGAAGGCTGGTTCTGGTCTGGTGCAGTTGGATGTGTCCTTGTGGACAAGCTGGAAGCTGCTGGCTATCGAGTTGAACTCATCTCATGTGAGTATGCCGTCTATGTGACGGAAGCTGCTGAGTTGAGCGCACTCCAAGCTAAAGAGCTAGGCTTCGCCAATCGAAACAATCGCAATGCTTTCCACGGCACTTTCTGCAAAGTGAAGGAGCCTAACGAAGACTTGAACACTGACCTGATTGCAGCAGTCATGGCGAG